ATAAGAAAAAGGGAATGTTAATTGAAGTTAAGGATTCTGTCGATGTGATGCAAAGGGCTGTTGTAGTTTTAAGTTCTCAATATCGGCAAAATTCAAAAAACTTTTTAATGGAACTGGTGGCAAAATATAACATACAGGATAAGGATATTGCAGGGATTCAGAAAATATTTGATAATATGATAAATAAGGCTGTAGCTGAGTCAAAGGATTTGATAAGAAATGAATGTGAAATAATTGCAAGTGAATATTCAGAAACTTTAAATAGAGGAGAATCGAAAAAATGATAAAATTTATAAAGAGATTATTTAAAAGAAAAATGAGCTTTGGAGAACAATTTCAAGATGATGTTAAAAAAGCTTTATTGAAAAATAGACCAAAAAGAAAAGCTAAAGCAACACATATAATCTTTTGCAATGGTAATATAGAAAAATTATGAAAAATGGATCCAATAGAATTTACAGATAATGAAAAGATTTTTATCCTAACTCAAAATAATTTTAAAATGTATATTCATCAAAAAATTACCGTTAGTCATCCTATATTAGGGGAATTTAAAATAAATAGTTTAATAAGTAGTGTTTTTGATTTTAGCCAAAATTAATGCTTAATAAACTTCTCGACATAACAGATTTTGCTTTTGAGGTTTCTGAAATACTGCCCTCTGAATTTTCAGCAAAGCGATTTATGAAAAGTGGGGAAACGCCTTTCTCTGGAACTAAATTTGATATAGATAGAACTCCTTATTTAAAAAAGATACACGATTTTTTTTCTCCTTATAACAACAAAAACGTACTAGCATTAATGAAAGGACACCAACTAGGATTTAATGCAACAATAGAAAATGGTATTTGTTATAGTATTTCAGAATGCCCAACAAATATAATGATTGTAAGTGCTAATGAAGATTTAGCAGCAAAGGCAATGAATCGAATTGATAAAGCTATTGAAGGATTTAATTTAGGATACTTATTAAGAGTGGATAGAGTGGGGAGGCGTTCAAAATCAACAGGAGATACAGCAGCATGGAAGCAATTTGCAGGGGGTTCGCTAATATCTTTTGGTGGTCAATCTACGGCAAACATGAGATCGAATGTTGTTCAGATAGTAATAGCTGATGAGTGTGATACTTACAAACTGAAGGATGAAAAGGCAGGGGCTTTTATTGATGTGATGGACGATAGAACTTCGTCTTATGGTTCTTCACGTAAAATAATGTACGGCTCTACTCCTCTTTTAAAGCACAATTCAATTATATATTTTGTGTTTTTAATGGGAGACCAGCAGTATTATAATGTACCCTGTCCGAAATGTGGCGAATGGATCACATTTAAATGGTACGGGAAAAATGAAAAGGGAACGCAATACGGGATATTATTTGATATTAAAAAAAATAGGGTTGTAGAAAATTCAGTAAGGTACAGATGTGAGAAATGCGAAAATGATTTTTTTGAGAAAAGATACAAAACTGATTTGCTACATGCCGGAAAATGGATTGAAACGACTCAGCCAATTGCAGATAATTATACAAGTTTTGCTATCAATAGCCTTTATGCTCCTTTAGGTATGAAAAGCTGGACGGATTACGTTATAAAATATCAATCAATATATCCACGTGCTGGGTTTCCTGATACTGTAAAATTACAATCTTTTCATAATTCGGTACTTGGACTGACATGGGAAGAGAAAGGGAAAACACCAAAAATTAATAAACTACAAAATAATACCCGTAATTATAAGGCTGGTACAATTCCTTATAAATTATGCGAAGAGGATAATAACGGTGAAATAATAATGCTTAGTTGTGCCTGTGATTTAAACGGAGTAATGGACGGGGAGGCTGGGGATGATGTAAGGTTAGATTATGAGGTTATTGCGTGGAGTGAAAGCGGAGCAACTTACAGTATAGATCACGGGAGTATTGGAACATTTAAAAACAAAGCTAACAGAGGCAAAGAAGATGATAGCCGTATAAAATGGACATATCGGCATAAAGACAAGTATTCAGTATGGTCGGAATTTCGTAAGGTTTTAGAACGTGAATATGAGGGGATGAATCTTGTAATGACAGGAGTAGATACAAGCCATTATACTGAGTATGCACGGGATTTTGTAAAACAAATGCAAGCAGAAGATTTTCCGGTTTATGAGTTTCAAGGTGATAAGCCTGATAATTTCCGTATGTCTAGCGAAGATACTCAGTTATTTAAAAAGTCCAGAGAAGTAGCAAGTTTATATCTTATAAATGTCAATCAAATAAAAAACAACCTTGCGGATTATATGCAACTGGAAGCAACAGAAGATTACCAGCCTTCAAATTTTATGAATTACCCTAATTCTGGAGATGGTAAATATGATTATAAAAATTACTTTTCACATTACGAAGGTGAACAAAAGAAGTTAAAGAAAAATGCTAATAATGTAGAATATTATCTTTGGGAGCGTAAGCAAGGCAGGCAGAATCATTATTTCGATGTACGTGTATATAATTACGCAATACGTGAAATAATTACAGATATGTTTTGCAAAGAAGCAGGAGTTGAGCCTTTGTGGAGTAATACCTGTAATATTTTTAAAAATCTTTAATATATGTGCTTTCTGAAATATTTATAGAATAACTTTCTACTTTATCATCTTTATATAAAAAAACCTTTAAATTTTTAGTTTTGATTTTATCAAAATCTTTATCTTGAATTAAATTATTAAGAGTAATAATTAAATTACAGTGATGCCATTTCCATTTATGATTTTCGATTAAATTATCTAACGTATTTCTTGACACTAAAAGAAAGTTAGCTAAATCTGTTTTGTTTATGTATCTTAATATAAAATAAAGATTTTTAGTGATTTTTTTATGTCTTATTCTTTCTCTATATATTCTATCTTTCTTACTTTCTAAATTTTCTCTATTCTCAAAACCAAATATTTTTTTGACTTTGATTAATACATCTTGTGGAAAATCAAACCATTCTCCATATATTCGATATTTTTTATATTTACGATGTAATTCATACTCGCAATATTTTGAAGTATATCCTAAAAGTTTAGGATTATGTACTTCTTTTTTTAATTTTTTTATTCTAAGAAAAGGATTAAAACTGCATCCAATTTTATATAGATTAAAGCATTGAATAAGATAGGTATATTTCATAGTGCAAATATAATTAAATGCACAAAATTGTGCAAATTTTACAATAGTTTTTTTTTATAATTTTTATTGTTGAAATTTGCGTTATGACAGAATGGGAATTTATTGATATTTATGAAGACCCTGAGGCTAAATTGGCACAGGTTCGTTTAATATTAGAGGCTTTAGATGTTGCTCAATTAGCTTTAATTGAAAAGGGAGCAATCAAAAGCTATATGCTTAATGATGGTCAGGTTCATATTTCGAGGGCTTATGGTTCTTTATCTGAATTAAATGCAAGCAGGAAAGAATATGAACAATTAGCGAACAGATTAATAGGAAAAATTGAAGGCAGATCAACAAGATTCATTCCATGTTAGGATTTGGTAATAAAAAAATAAAAGAGCTTACAAATAAATTAGAAGAACAACAATCTAGCATTTCTAATTTGACTAATGCCTTAACTTGGGGGCAATACGAACTATTTGACGGTGAAAAAACCGATGGGGAGTTAGGTCGAATAAAATTCATGTATCCTGATTATTATGCAGCAAGAGAAAGAGCCTGGGAATTACAGTTAACAAATGATGTTGTTAAATTAATTATCAATAAACTTTCAACTTGGGTAATAGGTAAAGGATTGCGATTCAATGCAACTCCTGCAAAAGAATTAAATTTAAACAAGGATTTTATTAAAAATGTAGAATATCGGTTTAGGAATTACATGTTAAGCAGGTATTCAGATCATTCTTCAGAAGTTAGTTTTCATGCTAAATCAAAAGAGGCTTTTATTAATTCTAAAGTATCAGGCGATGTATTTTGTATTTTAAGAGTTGAAAATAAAAGAGTAACAGTACAATTAGTAGATGGTGCAAACATTGGAACTCCTTTAAATTATACAGGAACTAATCAAATATTAGATGGCGTTGAGTATGATTATAAAGGGAAAATAGTAGCTTATTGGGTTTATAACGATGTATTAGATTATCAAAGAGTAGAGGCTGTTCACAAGTCAACAGGGTTGAAAATGGCTTTTATGGTCTATAATTCTAAATTTAGACTTAATGAGACCCGTGGACTTCCAATGTTAATTGAGGATTTTGAAAAACTTAAAAATCTTGAAAGATATATCGATGCAACAGTTAAAAATGCAGAGGTTTCAAGTGAATTAATTTTAATAAACGAACATGATGCAAGTTCTACAGGCGAAAATATTTTAAAAAATGCTGTTTTAAAAGGAGTAGCAAGCAGAGTAAATCCTATAATAGGAGATTTACCAACGGCTGGATGTTTTAAAAATAGTCTTACAAAGCTAACTAAGGGGGTTGCCTTAAATAATACTATAGGAGCTAAAGTAAAGATGTTAAAGCCCGATGCTGAGAGTTTAATGCCTGATTTTTTAGAGGCAAATTTGAAGTTGATTTTTGCGAGTGCTGGGATTCCTTACGAGGTTGCAATAAGTGTTTATAACAGTAATTACTCAGCTTCGAGAGCTGCTATAAAAGATTGGGAACAAACATTGAAGGTAATGGTAGATGATTTTTCTAATCAATTTTATAAGCCGTTTTATGAACTTTGGTTATATAACGATGTTTTGCTAGGCAATATTGATGCTTTTGAATTAATTAAAGCATATAAAGAAAGCGATTATATAAGTATTGAGGCTATTAATAAAGCAACATTTACAGGTGTTTCAGTTCCAAGTATTGACCCATTGAAAGAGGTTAATGCAGTACGCAGAGCAATGGCTGATGAATTTACTCCTTTGATGACAGGAGAGCAAGGGGCAGAAATTTTGAGCCAAAAAGATTTTTCAGAAATACAAGAACAGGTAAAAATAGAAAGGCAAATAGCAGTAAAACCAGAAAAAGATGAAGAACAAGAATAACCATATAGCCAAAATAATTAATACAGATGAGTTTAAAGAAAATTCTTTTGAAGAAAAAGAAAAACAAAAAGGAGTATTAGCTGTATTTGGTAATTTAAAAAATATAGAAGCAAATGTTATTCAGTCTTACAGGTTTGATAAAAAAGAGTTCACAGCAGATGAGGCTAAAAAGTGGTTAAGCAAAAAAAATATAAAATACATATTATTTGATGAAGCAAAAGAAAATGTTATGAAAAAATTATATACAAACCACCCAGAGGTTATTGATAATGATTCAATTAATTTATTAATTAATGAGATTCAAGAAATTGAAGATAACGAAATTGAAATATCAAACTGGACAAGTTTTGGCGGTTCTGTTTGGGCAGGTAATAATTTTATTGATTATTTAAAAACTACAGATAAAGAAATTTCTGTTCGGGTTTCAAGTATTGCAGCTTCCATGGGTGCTGATTTATTACCCTTTTTTAAAAAAACCACAGGAGCAGAGGAGTCAGATATTATGATTCATTCAACACTAGCTTCAATGTCTAAATTAGCTAAAAAAACAAATCAACAATTGTATGATGCTTTAATTTCCAAAATAGATGATGAAAAGTTTAAAAAAATAACCGGATATTATTTAAAAGATGTAATGTTTCTCGAAGGTGAAGATCGAAAAGATATATGGCTGACAGGTAAAGAAGCGTTTGAAATAGGGTTATTTGATGAAATTTATAATTTAAGTACAGAAGGTAAAACAGAAAAAACAGCAAAAGAAGCAATATTAAAAGATTATAAACTAGTGGCAGGCTTAGATTATGAACTGCCGGATAAATTTAAAAATAAAACAAGTATTAATAAAAGAGAAGAAGTAATGAAAATTGACGAATTAAAAACTTCGCATCCACAATTGTATGTAGAGGTTTTGGAAGAAGGTAAAAAACAAGGCAAAGATGCCGAGAAAGACCGTGTCAATACTTGGATGGTATTTAATGATATTGATCCAGAGAAAGTAAAAACAGGTATTGAAAGCGGAGAGCTTATGAATGAAGCTGAAAAGCTTAATTTATTACGTAAATCACAATCATCTGTATTGCAGAATGATTTAGAAGATGCAAGTCCTGAAGGTGTAACTCCTGATAAAGAGACTGGTAAAATTAAAACTAAAGAGCAAAAAGAAGCTGAAGAATTAGATGCAGCTTTGGAAAATGCTGGAATAGGAAAGGAGACTAAATAATGACTCAAACATCAGATCAAAATCAGGCATTAACGACTTATGACTATAGTCAATTGTTTAATGGTAATTACAAAGTAATTACAGGAACTTACACAAATAGTTCAGGATCAGAGGTTGACTTAACAGAGGGTATGATAATTGGAAGAGTTCACGCATCTAGTTTGCTTGCAATATTAGCAAGTGCCAGTTCAGATGGCTCTCAGATTCCTTTGGGAATTAATCTTACAGCAGCAACAGTTGCCAATGGTGCTTCGGCTACTATTACAATTGCTGTAACTGGTAGATTAAATGAAGATAAAATTGTGTTTGACGGCACAGATACGTTGGAGACAGTTGTAGATAGCAGACAGTTAAGGGATAGAATTCCTGCTGACACCGCAGGTATAGAGCTGGAATCTTTCACCGAATTAGTTAATTACGAAAATAGTTAAAATTATGGCAAATATACCAGCAGTACAGGCAAGAAAGTTTTTTACAACAGCTTTGGCAAACACGTTTCAAGATTTTATTGAAGCTCCAAGTTTTTTAACTTCATTTGCTAAAATAAAAACGTATACTACTAAAACAGTTCAGTTATTAGCTCGCAGAGGAACTGAAAAGATTGCAGTAGATGTAATTAGAGGATCAAAAGGGAATCTTAATCAAATGACTAGATTTTCTTTAAAAGAATATCTACCTCCTTTTTATAAGGAAAAAGTGGCAGTTCATGGAATGCAAATTTATGATATTCCTTTTGAAAGTGGTGAATCTTATAGTTCAGCTCAGATTGAGGCGTGGGCAATGGCTACAGCAGTAGAATTGAGTGAATCAAAGAAAAAAATTGATAGGGCTATAGAATTACAAATGGCACAATTATTTCTTACTGGAATAGTTGAGGTAACAAACGGCGATAATATTGATTATAACCGAAATGCCTCTATGATTGAAGTATTGGCAGGGGCAGACCTTTGGGATGCTTCGGGTGTAGATATTATTAAATTCTTTGAAGATAAAGGATTATTATTAAGATCAATTGGTAAGGTAGCAGGCGGTCAGGATGTTGATTGTTTTATGGATATGACAGCATGGCAATCTTTTAGAGCAAATGAACAAATAAAAGATGGGGAGAACTTTTATACAAAAACAGCTTTAGAGTTTAAAGATAGTCCTATTTTTTCATCAACAGGGGCTTCGTACAAAGCAACTTTGAAAGTTGGTATTTATAATTATGATATTTGGGTTTACGATGAAGTTTATGACAATGCAAGCGATGTATCAACTAAATATTGGGATGCAGGTTATGTGTGTTTAGTTCCAAAAAGCTTTAGAGCAGAAATAAGTTTTTGTCAGGTTCCTGAATTACCAGCATGGGTACGTCAAAGCCCTAGATCAAGCAGAGTTTTCAGTTCATTAAATCAAAAAATGACAGGATTCAGATTATTTGATTATGTTAATGAAGAAGATGAGGTTTACAATGCAGGAGTAAAAGCTGCACCATTAGCTCAAATGATATCTGTGGATAGATGTTATACAGCAAAAGTATTAGAAACCGGAGCAGAAGTAGGTTAATTTTAAAAATAAAGATATGAGAAAATATATAATTTTAATGGTACTATTCTTTTTTGTATTAGTATCATTTTCGCAAAATACAACTTTAGATAAGTTGTTAGGATATAATGACACCTATTTATGGTTTACAGGAGCGTCAACAGATGTGATAACAACTACAGATACTACGTGGATGTATACTGTTCGTAAAAAAACAGATTCAAAAACACAGTGTTATGTAGATATGTTAATTGATTCAACAGGAGGAACAGCAA